AGGCCACGGTGTGACGGGTTTTCAGGCTGCTGCCTGTATAGGTAAACGCGCCATCCACCACATTGCTGTTGGTATAAAGCGCGATGGGGTCGCTAGGGGCATCCTGCACCGGCACGACTTGACCGCCCGCCCAGTAGGTCATGCCGCGAAAAATCGACGCCATATCTTGCAAAACTTGATAGGCCTCTGCGCGTGTTTGTAAATACAAGTTGCATGTAAAGCGGGCCTCGACTCCACCAAATCCTGTAGGGACAAGATCATCACAGTACCGCCCGATGGTGTACAAAGACCACTTGTCCACTTGGCTTTCGTCAACAAACGCCCCAAGGCCATACCGATCATTCGTCAGCATGTCATAAAAACACCAAGCCGGATTGCTGGACCATGCAATTTTAAAGGTGCCATCCCACGAACCGCTATAGGTCAAGGTGCCATCCGGTCGCACGCTTGCGTTGGTGGGAATTTTAATGCGCAGCAGCTTCATGTCAAAGCCACGGTTGGGGATGCTGGAAAATTGCTCGGCATCAATCAAAAGAGCCACCAAGGCACTGTTGGGATAGCGCAATTTTTCATCGGTGATTTCGGTGTAGGTGTCCCAATACACGGCATCTTGCAAAGCTGATGATGTGCTGTCTGGGGTGATCCGTTTCACGCGGATATTCCACGGGGCCGTCCCTGTTAAGGGCACACGATAAGACCGCTGGTAACGGCTGGTGGTTTTGCCAGTGATGGTATCGCGCAAAACTTCTGTGTAGGACCCCCCGCTGGGTTGGACCTCAACGGCCATGGTGACAGATGATCCCGTGATGTCCCCGTTGCTGGTGTTTTGTTGGGTCAATCGCGGAATACCAATGGTCACGCGGGCATGGGTGTAAACAGAGTCTAAAACGCTGCGGGTGATGGGGGTGGAGGCTTTGACCTCAACACCCACAACATTTTCGGATTCTACGCTGGGAAAGCCGGCGATGTAGCCTTGCGCTTGCGTTCCATTGCGGGTGTCCATGGTGATGCCCGTAAAATTATAGGCCCCGTTGGTGCTAACCACTGGGGTTTCATCCAAATACACCGATCGCAAATCCCCCGTGGCCAGACCCTCAATTTCACCTTCGCACACCAAATCAAGGATGCGGGCCATGGACCGTGAACGCAATGTATCGGGTGATTCTTGGGCAACGCGCTGGGACCCACCGCCGGATTTACCCCCGCCCCCTGCCCCTGCAATCAAAAGGGTGTTTGTCTGGGTCATAATTGATCCGCCTGAATGCCCGCACTGATAACGGCACTGCCCACAATCAAACGTCCATAGCCAACGGGGACAGGCTGACCTTGGGCGGTGGTGTTGACAGCACCGTTGAACGCATAGGACGGTTTGTTTTCTGGGGCCTCTGCAGGGTCGGTTGCTTTAGGCTGCGGTGCCAGCAAGGACCCCACACCGGTTAAGGCCATGCCAACCCCAACCGCAAAGGAAATGGAGGCCAAAGACACGGCAGACCCCGCCACGGTAAATAGGGCTGCCCCTGCCCCCGGAATAAAGGCCGCCCCAATCAAGGCCGCCCCGATCAGAATAGAGGCAAAGGCACTTTTGGCCCCACCCACCACGGGCACAATATGGACCTGACGGGAAAAGGGATTGTGAAGGCCGTCCAGCCCCACGTCCTCTTTATCCACCACAACGCGATAGCCCACGTTTCTGGTTTCACTTTCGGATACAAAGGAAGCAAAGCCGTCATGATTCGCGGCTAGGGCGCGTATGGCCTCTGCGGGGGTGGCAATACATAGACGATGGGTTTTACCGTATCGTTTGGCCAGTTCCCCGTGCAAGACAATGTGACGCATCATGGCGCGTACCTCACCACTTTGGCTGTGTGTTTTTTCCAATACCCACCGTAGGGCTCACGGGCAGACAGGCGGTTTTGCAAATGATGCAGCATCAGATCGTCGCCCAAATAAACCGCCGCATGATTGGGAACGTCAGAAAGAACCTGCATCAAAATCACATCGCCGCGCTGCAAAGGACCCTCAGCCTCCACAAACCCAGCATCACCAAAATGATCCAGATACAAATTGCCCCCCTTTTTCCACCACTCCACGGCGCGGGGGAAATGGGGCAGGTGGGCCCCAATCTCTTCAAAATACCAATCCTGAATCAGGGTGTAACAATCCAAAATCCCATGGACAAACGAACGGCCAATCAAAGGGGCCTTGTATCCCGCAGGCGCAAAGGTATGCCACGTTGGCGGGGCGGCATTGGTGATGCCCACAATGCACCATGGCAAACCGCTGGCCTCACATGCCACGCGGTCTGCCTCGGATGGCGCGGCATCGGCATCGGGATGGGAATGCACGATGGTGGTGATTTGGCCCTGTTTTTCTGCTGCCAAATAATCCTCAGGGTGAATCACAAACATGGCGGGGTCTTCGCTGATGTTGCGACAGGGCATGTACACACCATCTTTTTTTTTCAAAACAATCAATCCGCAGGCTTCTTTGGGATATTCAGCCTGTGCGTGTTCTAAAATCGCCGCTGTGATAATGCTGTTCATCGTGATACCCCCGCGCCCGGAAAGCCGCCAAAGGGCAATTCACCGCTTGTGCCCCTCCGTTCCTGCGTATTGTGAAATCTTTTTTTGCAACTACTGATCCGCTTGCCACAGACGTCCGCATCAAACAAGGTCCCCGAATAAGGCAAGGCGGCGCTGGCATTGTTATAATTTGTTATTGCCGTGGCTTCTGCTGAAACAGCCCCATTATACGTTGCCAAGGCATTGTTATAGGCCGTTTGTTTGGCCGTTTGATCCGCGGTATTGACGCCCCACCTTTGGATTCTATAAAACTTTTCCCAAGGCCCGTCGGACACCAAGGGCCCCTGCCTATAAGTGGCATTGAAAGACACGCGAGAACCATTCCAAAAAATATACGTGGCCCATTCATAACGACCCCTCCCCACCTTATAACGAAAATGGTACACCAAGTTTCCCGACGAATACCGCTCTTCCAACAACACGGGTTCGCCTGCGGCATTCAGAGCATTTTGGGCAGGGCCTAGGGCATTGCGCGTGACAGCGGTATTGGTTATAGCGTTTCTTAATGCATCACGGGCATTGATAAAATTCTGCTGCAGCGCCGTGGATGCGTTGGCTAGGGTTAAATCATTATCCCCTTCGGTGGCCACGGGCGGCCCCGCGTATCCACATTCAGACCCGCGATACCGAAAGGCGCATAGGTTTTGAATGATCTGGCGGCGTGGCAACTGGACCCCCGCGATATCAAACGCAGCCGCCAGTTCAAATTCCACAACGGTTTTGGTTTCCGATACCTTGCGATCAATCACATATAAATCGTCAGGGAAAAAGGCGTTACTGTCCGCCGTCGCATTGACACCACCCGCAAAATTGACGGCATCCAAAAATTTCACCAACGTCCTTTTGCGGGTGACTTTGCCCCCGACGCAATCCTTGGTGGCCAAAATCAAAGCCGTTATGGTGCCCAAAACATTGGACAAAACCAGCTTGGGCCGTGGTAGCTGGCCATTGGTGGACAGATCAAAGCCCGTCGCCTGACAAGGGAAAGGGGTATAGGTCTGCCCCTGCCACACCACGGCGGATTGCAGGGCGTTTGTCCCCGCATGAAACCGGTAAACCGAATCTCCCAAAGATGTCAAATCCACAACAAACAATTCCATTACCGCTGTGGGGGACAGGCTTTGAATTTCTGTGGCCAAAGCAGTGGTGATGGTCATAAATCAAACACCCGCTTAAACGTGGCGGTGATGCTGTGGCTGACGGCGGTATTGATGGTGCGGGACCATTCCTTGCAGATATACTTGCCCTCTGTGCCCGACGGGGGGGTCCATAAAAAATACTGCGTCCCACCTGTGCCGCTTAAAAACGTGTCAATGCTCATGGCATCCGTCGGCGAAATGTTATTAAACGCCATAGACCAAACGTCGGTAAACACATTGATGCCATCCGGCTGCCGCTGTTCGTATCCATCCCCAAAGGTGACGGACTTGACCCGTGGCGTGCGGGTGACGGATGTTCCATAGCTTGCAGGAAAGGTGAACGTTGACGGCATGGTTACGACAGCAGCCCCCCGGGTCTTTTTTCACTAATCAGGGTGGATCGCACGGCGGCGGCAATGGTTTTGCCTAGGGCCTCTGCGTTTTGCCCACTGCTGGTTACGTTTTGGGATCCAGACTCCACATTGACATGCACCACAACGCTGGTATTGCCCCCGCCCTGCATGGCCACAGGAATCCGCCGCCCGTCGGGCAAAGGCACAAAGGCCTCGGGCCCCCGCCCTTCCCCAAACAAAGCCAGCTGGGGGCTGTTGGCAACACCACCCAAGGCGTACCGATTCAGGGGCAAGGGGCCGTCGCTGGTCATGATGCCGCCAAGGGCAAACGGTTTAACACCAGAAAATCCACCCCCGGGTAAAGAAGCAACAGGCATACCTGTCAATTGGCTAGACTGTATTGTGGATCCTGTAGAAAAACCACCAAAGGCACTAGACAGCATCCCCGCCAAAGGCCCCGTGATGCTTTGCCGGATGGCGATGCGGGCAATGTCTGCGATAATAGAATCGGCCAAATCTCGAAAAGATAGCTTGCCCGTGGTGGCCAAAGTGACAAAGGCATCCTCCACCCCGCGCAGGGCATTGCCCACCGCATCCCGCGCCGCCGTGGCGCGGTCCTGAATATCGGACAAATAATCTTGAAACCCTTCCTGAATCCCCACATTGATGTCTTCCCGTTTTTTACGAAAATCATCCAGCAGGGCAGTTGTTCTGGCTTTGGTGGCCTCGGCCTCGGCGGCAATCTGGGCGGCATATTGCCCCGACAAATCAATAGACCGCTGCTTGGCCTCGTTATCAATATCCCGCAGCATCACCATTTTTTCTTGCTCGGCCACGCTTTTGCCAATCAGACTGATCTCAAATTTCAGGGATTCTTCTTTTTCTCGGTTGCTGGCCAAAAAATCAGACACGGCACTGCGCTGGCGTTCGTCTTCCCGCGCCCGCTCTTGCGCCAATTGCTTTAACGCGCGGGCCTCTTCGGCAATCTGGCGCTGGCGTTCGGCGGCATAGCTACGCTGGGCTTGGGCGGCTTTGTCGGCGGCGGCTTGCCCAGCGGCTTTTTCTGCCTCTAAAGCCTTAAACCTTGCCTCAGCATCCCCGCCCGAAATAGGTGACATTAAGCCACTAACAGTAGACATTTGGGGGTTATTGATGGGGGCTTTTCCAAACGTCGGCGTATAATTCATTTTTTGCCGCTGCTGTTCTAGCAATCCAGCGTTTCGTAAGGTATACCCAATCGTATTGTTCAAAAATTCTACAGATTCCAAAAGGCCGGAAACCGTAACCTCTGTAACGGAGGCCGCCATACCCTTAAATGCCTCGCCTAACCTGTTGAGTTTATCCCCAAAATCATCAAGGTTTTTAATCCCTTCTTCACTAAAACGACTCTGAAACTTTCTCATGCCCTCGTCGCCTTCTTCCAAGAGCGGCAACAGGCTGGCGAAACCACGCCCCATAATTTTAGTGCCTTGCTCAAAAATGGCGGCATCGTTAGGGGCTGCGCGGATTTTTTGGGCCAGTTCTTCAAAAATATCCGACGTGGCCCGAATGGACCCATCATTGTTTGTCACGGCAATGCCTAAATCCTTAAAAGCCTTGGCGGCCTCTTGATTGCCCGATGCAGCGGCGGCAATGGTTTTGTTTAATTTACCCAAACCCCCTGTGATGGTTTCAAAGGATACCCCCACCTGTTCACCCGCTTGGCGGTATTGATCCAGCCTCGTGGCCGCAACAGTGGTGGCCACGGCGGCGTCGTTTAATTTTCCGGCCAAGTCCACAGCACTTTTCCCAAGGCCCAAAAGACCAGCCACAGAAACGCCAATACCCAAAGTCGCCAAGCCCCGAGACATACCGGCAAGGCCAGAGGTCAAGGCCCCAATGCCGCCCGTGGACTGTTGCGCGGACCGGCCAATGCCATCCACCCGCTTGCGAAAATCATCCAGCAAGGCCACATTGTTGGTTTGGGCATTGACGGCAAACTGGACGGTGCTTTCAAACCTAGCCATGACGGGCCTCCCTCTTGCGGGCGAAATATGCCAACGTTTCGTCTTCCATGGTTTGTATATCCTTTAACAGCCCCAAACGCTCTTTTTTGGGGATCCCCATGCTGCCCATAACCACAAACACAACGTTATAATCCAGCCCCAGCCGCGCCCCTTCCACAGCACGCCACTGGGTCTGCACCAGCAAAAACAGCTCCACGGCTTTTTCATTTTCGCCCATCAGATCACAGGTCAGGCTTTCCAGCCGCTCCTTGGCATCCGCTGCGCTCAAAGACCCATCTTGCCGCATGTCGATAACCTCATAGGCTTTGGATAGGCTGCCACCGACAATATGCAGGGCAGCCTGCCTTAGTTTTTTCTTTTCACCAGACTCCACGATTCATGGAAAGCCTGAAAAAATAGCGTCATGATTTCGGGAAACTCGGTGATAAAATCCAGCAAAGCCTGATCGCTAAAGGGCACGTCGTTGCCGTCAATGTCTTTGCAACCCCGCCACCCCACAACGATAGCCTTGACCTGATCCACGGGGGAAAGGGCCTCAATGGTGGCAATCTTGTCTAGGGCGTGCCGCTTAAATTCCGCCTCAAACAGCGTCTTTTCCACAATCTGGCCATTCTCGGCCACGTGGGCCACAATTGGCCAAAAGTAGGTTTCTGGGAGAATTCTAAACATAACAATCCTTTAGTTCACCAAAATGCGGATTTCATCATTGCCCGCGGTGGCCGATGGCGTCAAACGGGCGTTAAATTGGGTTGTGGATATGCCCTGCACGTCCCCATACTGGGGCTCGGTGACCTGCACGGCGGGGGCAGAAATCACCACACGGTTGCCCGCGGTGGTGCCATGGGTGATGGTAAAGTTGCCTGTGACAGCATCCCGCACGTTCGCCCAATAATCTTTCTCGGCCTGCGCTGCGGATTCGATGGTGATCTGGCCCGTCACCTCGCGGTTGGTGATCAGGATGCTTTCACCCCCTGTACCCACAAAGGACCGATATTCCACTTGATTCCCAGCATCAATGGTGATGCCAGACAAAACGGCGTTGGCATAGGATTGCAGGGTAAAGGCACTGCTGTTTTGGTTATTAAACACCAAGGGCGTCTGCCATCCCGTGTAAACGGCGGTTCCGGGGGTCACATCGGTGGGGGACTGATAAAGGCCTGTAAAGGTAAAGTTCATCACAGGACGTTCGCGGTTGTTCATGGCAATGGTAAATGTGCCACGCGCCCCACGAATCACGTGACGCACACCATCCCGAAAGGCATAAATCGTGATGCTGGCAAACGTTGGCCCACTGACAGGATCATACTGGGCACTGACACCCGCATTGATGGTTTCCGCAAAGCCACAAGCCCGAATCAAAGGGGCCCATTTGGGGGCCGTTCCCGCCGCGCCTGATCCTGCCAATTCGACAGTAAAGGACACCTCGGACCGAATGGCCGCAGGCAGCTGTTGACTGGCCCCCAAATAGGGGCGAATCAAATCCCGATTGACGTATTCCGATTGCGCGGGGTTAATACTTAAATCACTGATCAACATGGCATCCGTGCCCACAACAGGGACGGAATCCGTGCCGTAGGTGGTTTCAATCTTTGCCAAAATCAGCTGTTTACGGGTGAACAGTTGGGCCATGGTTACATCCTTTGTTGCCAGTTATCATAGGGGGTGCGGTAATTGATCTGGTATTCCATTTGCGTTTCACAGGCGGTGCCTTCGGAAAATTCCAGCGCATAGGTCACGTTGGTGCCGGTGATTGACAGCGCAAGGCCGCCCAGTTGGCCGTCTGCCATCAGGGCACTATGGATCTGGGCCGCGAGGGCCTCGCTGGCCACATCGGGCGCGTCCCCGCGTGTGAACAGACGCACGGACACCAGCAGCTGCCAATCCTGATAAATCGTTGTGTTGTCCCCTTCGCCGCTATCGGATACGGGCTCAATGATCACAGCGGGCAATTCCAAACGGCCAAGGGCCGCGCGGCGGGACCGGAATACCTTTAAACCCGTATTGCTCAAACCCCGAACGCGCTCCACCACCGCTTGCAGGATAGACTCACGCACGCTCAGGATATATTTGGGGGTGGCTTGGGATTTTTTGATCATGATTCGTCATCCAGCGGCGTGACCGTGGCCTCGGACAATAGGCCATCGTCAATCTGGCGCACAGTTTCCACGCGATAATCCGCGCCCTTAATGGTGACAACATCACCGTGGCCCAAAAACGAAAAACTGGTGGTGGCAAAGGTCACCTTGCAGGACCGCCCAATAGACATACCGCCAAAGGCATCTTCGTCGGGCTTATCAAAAATCACAGTCCCTGTTTTACGGCC